AAAATAATATCTGGACGGAAGTTCTTTTTCAGAGCCAGATCGTTAATCAATGCACGGAAGTGAGCAGGATTCGCAGACGCAGTTGGATATTCCTTGATGATCAACTTGCCCTTGACAGAAGTCTTGAGTTTACCCATGCGCTTCTCATACATGTCTTTCGGCATGTTCATGAGATCGTCAAGAGAGACGTTGAGAAGATTCGCATCAATACGTTCAGCGATTTTCTCTTCAGCCATTTCTAGAGTAATGTATAGAACATTGTAGTTCTGAACCAAACAACTAGCAGCCACATGGCACATAAACAGAGACTTGCCGACGCCAGTACCTGCAAGAGCAATGTTAAGGGTCTTTTGCGGCAATCCTCCTTTAGTGATCTTGTTGAAATACTCAAGATCGAAGGGGATTCGTTTCTCGATGCGATGATAGAAATCATACCGATCAGCGTAATTATCCAAAAAGTCGTGACCAATATGAGGATCGAAACTAACCCCCAGAGCATCAGACAAAAGAGTAGGAATGCTTCCTTTGCCCCTCGCTGTATCTTTGCCATCGAGTATCTGAATGCTGTCCATGATAGCATTATAGACTGCTTTTTCTTGACAAAACTTTTCTGTAGTGTCAAGAAGCCACTCGAGTTTTTGTTCTGATTTGTCACTTGATATTTCCTTGAGGAGTTCCAGTGACTTATTTAACTCAACTTCAGTGAGTTTGGTAGATTCTTTAAGGCTGATCTCCACCGCTGCTGTCGGCGGCAGACTGTTGTACTTCAGAACGAATTCTTTTATTTCCTCGAATAGTTTTCTTTCGTGGCTTTCGCTCAGATACTCTTTCTTCAAGAATGGTAGAGTCTTCCTCATGAAAGACTCGTTCCGCATCAGATTCGACAAGATCAGTGTTTCTGTTTTCATTGCCTTCCTTCATCGCATTGTCAATAGCACTCAGAAGTATACTACGCATCACGTTAGAAGTAAATCGATCAAATGATTTGCTCTTTACATTTGCATTGTTTACATTCGAGATAACATCATAATCAAACGTCATCAAACCATTATCGCCAACTTTCACATCAGTGAACTCAACGATCACGCCATCATATTTTCCCAAGAATTTGACAGCAAAACTTCCAGGTGGACCATTGAGGTCCACGAAGAAAGTATATTGCTTTTCAATTTTGTAGAATTGTTTGACGTACCAAAATTGTAGTTTAGCGATTAGATTCTCAATCATCTTCCGACTCTTCTAACTCATCAGATAGATTACCAGCGACTGCTGAACTGAATTGATAGTTGTTGCGCACCCAATCCTTGAATGATTCATCAGAAAGAATACTATCCCAGAACTCAGGTGATTCAGTGTCAGCCATTCGCCACTTCTTGTTTTCAATCTCACCAGTTGTGCGATTGACTTTAGCGTACCAACCAACGTTTGGTTTTACGACATGACCAGACTCAAGAGCCATATCAAGAAGCCCACTGTACTTGCTAATGCCGCCATCAAAACGAACAGTGACAGGAATACGAGCCTTCTCACGTACATAGCGAGACTTTTCGACGTTGATAATGAAATTATAGCCAATAAGATCCTGTCCATCTTTTTCCTGCTGTCGTCCAAGAATGTATATATTATCAGCAGAATAATAGGAACCTGTTCCGCCACCGACAATATCCTTGGGATACAGACCTATTTCCTTATAGGTATGATTTACTACAACCATAGGAATGTCCTTTAGGGTGAGGTGTGGTGTCACCATACGGAACAGGGATTTTATTTGCTTTGCGCGGCTCATGTCAGCGACTGACTTACCATCCAACGCATCCTCAACTTCTTTCTTCGAAGCCAAGTTACCAATTGAGTCAATGACGATCATCACACGCTCGCCACGCTCAATCTGAGTCAACTGTTGCATAATGTCAAACTTCAATTGCTCAACGTCCGTGATTGGAGTATGAACAACGCGATCGGTATCAATACCAAACGAAGTGAAATAGTTTTGTGGAGTACCAAACTCTGAGTCATAGAATAGAACAACAGAATCAGGATACTTGTCTTGATATGCTTTTGCCATCAAGAGACTGAATGCAGTCTTGAAGTGCTTCGACGGACCAGCCCACATTGTGAGACCAGGAGTAAAACCACCGTCAAGATCACCAGAGAAAGCGACATTGACAACTGGAATTGTCGTTTGAATCATATCCTTTGCAGCAAAGAATTTAGATTTGGTAAGAATAGCAGTATCTTTAATAGTGGTATTCTTTTTTAATTTTTCGAGTAGACTCATTGGTATGTCTCCGTTTTGGGATATTTGTATTATAAACTATTTCAATTGAAAAAGCAATCCAGAGATTCAACCTTTTCAGATTGCCAATTGATAGAAGAAAGAATAATATCGAGTGGTTCGAGGAATGATTTCTCAAACTGCAAATCATAATCGATATATTGCTCTGCATCCAATTGCTTGGGAATACCAGACAAGAATGCAAGAGTATTATTATTGTAGATGTTTGGTTGCTTCAAATAGATGAACTTAATCTTCTCGCCTTCTTGGATTTCTTGATAGCGTTTGTTGAGTTTCATTTCTCTCAGCAAGTGATTGTAAACCAAAGCACCCTTAACATGAATCGGTGTTCCCTTCTTGAAGATGTTCGCCGAGTCAGCATATTCTTTCAGACCATTCACAGATCTTGGGAATGCGATATCCTCAACAGGCAATGTCTTAAATTCATGACGGAACTTTTCAATGAACTTGTGAAGATCATCTTCAGTTTGCGTCATGACAATATTGATTGCCTCTTTAATCTTTATGCGACAAGCAGATGGTGTTGAAGACTTGACAGCCTCAAGACCCATGATCTTAAGTTTAGGTTTCGCATACGCAACACCTTCGCTATCATGCACGTTGAGAATATATCGCTTTTTCGCAGTCCAGATTGCTTTGTCAGCCAAAGACTCACGCTTCATTTCCATACGCTGCTGGAATGCGTTGACATATTCTTTCAGTTCCTCATACGATGCATCAATGAACGGCTGAATCTTATCATCGCAAACCTTATTCATGAACTTGATCACTTTCTTGGTGTCAGAAGTATCAGGATAAAGTTTCTTGATTAACGGACCCATGTTCAAATAAATCGAGTCAGTATCAGAGGCGATAACATAATCTTCGCCTTCGGTTTTCAACAGTTTGTTCATGTACTCGTTGATCTTCTTTTCAATCCAACGAATAGACAACTGACCTGCTGTCGTGATGCCTTCAGCGATACGAATATCAAAGAAGCGGAAGTATTGATTACCCAGCGCACCGTAAGCAGAGTTTAAAGTAACTTTCTTTGCCAACTGCAGGTTATTATATCGCGCAACTTGTTTCTCGAGATAGTTCACTTGATTCTTATCTTCAAGAACAGTTTCGATTTTCTTCTTTGCCTCAAGAGCCAATTTCTTATAGCGTGTGCGATCTTTATACATGCTATCCATAATCTCAGGTAGAACACCCTGCTCTTGAGTGCGGAACAACTGACCATTCGGAGTTACCGTAACACCAAGATCTTTTAGAATGCTCGTATCAACTTCTTGATTGAGTAGATTATCAACGTTGATGTTACAGTTGCTGATAAAGCCACGCATGTTATCATTGTATAACTTTGGCTCAATCAAAGTTTCCATTGAGATGTTATACTGCATGATCAAGTGCGGATACAGACTGTTCAAGTCGAATGATGCAACCCATTCATGCATGCCACAAATAGGATCTTTGACATACGCACCTTCGTATTGTGAACTCTTTGTGCTGCGCGACATCTGCGGAATGACAATCTTCTTGCGTAACAAATAGTTGTACACAATCGCATCCCACATACGGACTTGAGTGAACACATCGTCGTAGTTTACTTTGTTATCATACGCAAGAGTCAAAGCCAACTCAATCAACTTCATCTTATCTTCGAGTTTCTCAACAAGTTCTACGTCCTTGATGTTATACTCAATGAACTTTTGATAGTCATGTTTGTAGAGTTGATGCAGAGTTTCGAACTCTGAATAATCTAATTTCTTTTCGCCCAACTCAACGTGAGCAATGTTATCAAGGCGATAAGACTCTTGCTGTGAATAAGTGAACTTGCGATAGAGTTGAATGTAGTCAAGAATGGCAATTCCAGAAATATCATAGAACTGCACTGGACGATTCATCATCACCGTTTCGCGTTTGCTAATACGATTCCACGGTGAGAGTTTCTTGGCTTCATCTTCACCAAGAATCTTGGTGATGCGATTTGCAAGATATGGAATATCGAATTGCTCGACGTTCCAGCCAGTGACTACATCTGGATGCCATCGGCTCCATAGGTCGAGGAAGCGTCGTATGAGGTCTGACTCATCTCGACACTTTGCATAGTGCACGTCGTCACGATGCTTGACATAATCGCCACAACCAAACACAAAATAATTACCCTTAACTTTGATGCTGATTGCTGTGATTGCTTCATTTGCATCTCTTGGTTCAGGAAATCCATTTTCGGATCCAACTTCGATATCAAGATAGGCAATAAGTATTTTACTGACATCCCAAAGAATATCGTCAGGATACTCATCAGCAATATAAGCATACTCATAGCGATTATTCCCAAAAATAGGAAAATTGTCGACACTCTCGTACCTCTCTAAAAATTCACGACATTCTGGAATTGTTCCAGGCTGAATGGGTTTGACATAATCACCAGCAAGAGTTTTGTATTCCGATTTCTCTTGGCTGGAAAGAAAAAAGGTCGGACGGAATTCAACCTTCCGTCTGACCCTCTTATCATTCTCAACGCCTCTCAGAAGAATAAATCGACCAGAGACGCTGACATTGGTATAAAAATCGGACATATCACCCCAAGATTAAATCTTTTGGAGGCACTACAATTCCTGCCCCGAAGATTTGATTATACCCGTTTTTCACTTCCTCGGCAACATTTGCAACACAAATGATCTTGTCTTTGTGTACTGTAAATGGACCATCAGCAGCGTGCATCCATGGCATAAAACCAAGAGCAGCACCACCATTTTGTTGCGATCTTTGCAAAACGGAAGCAACAGGATTCTTGAATGTTACAAGATCACCTTCTTCACTTGTAATTTCTACTACTAATTCCTCGCCACTTACGAGTTTGAGTGCTGATATTGTCATCTTGTTTCTTCCTTTTGTAATTGTCAAAAATATTCTTTTCTCTCAGGCTTTGAGGCACACCATTTCTATACAACAGACCGTGGTCCATAACCCAAGTGTCTTTACCAACCTTCAATGACCACCCATTGAATTCTTTGATCTCAATTTCTTTACTGATCAATAATTCTTTGAGTTCGGATAACGAGTTCATTATTCGCTGTCACCAGCGTCACGATTTTCAGTATTGTGACGCTTCATTTTAAAGCCAACATGATTAGCATGAGCAGCAATCATTGATCTTCGAAGATCACCACGCTCATGCGCATCTTTGACCCAACCATAAGTCTCAGCCATAGCAAGGGCACGCTTCAGAGTACGTGGAAGTTTAGCATTGAAAAAATCACTACGATTAGCCATTCAGAATTTCCTCACATTTTTTAATAAATCTTTCTTTTTGTCCTGGATAAAAACTTTGGTACATATGCCAGAACATTTCATTTCCTTCTGTGCCAAATGTTGTGCCAATACCATACTTTGGCATGCCATCAGCAAGATCCCAATACGGTGGTGCATCTTTTGGTTCCCAATCCATACGAATTGGTGGAGCATCATATCGCAACGGCATTAGAATCTCTACAGGAATATTATTCTCTTCAGCAGCAAAAGTCAATTCTTCTGCAACATCACCACGATAGTTTGGATTGAAAGATGGATTCTTGCACTTACGATATGTTTCAATTGTAAATGTGACATTATGTGGAGCAGCAAAGACATGTTGTTTGTTTTCGATATGATTGCTTCTTTGAGCAGATCCAATAACCTTACCAGCATATGCTTGCTCGAAAAAGTGATCAATGACAGTGTCGTTTAATGGCACAGCATCAATATCAAGAAACATAATTGCATCATGACTTCTTTCTTCCAACATATCAATTAACTTATCCATGGTATAACCAGGAGGTGCTTCAGTCAATATGTGATAGTGTGGAATATTCGATTTGTTAAATTTAGCAACAACTCTTTTTTGATGATCCAATAAAACAGGATCAATGTTCTTCATGAAAATAGTCGCAATACATGGGCTCATACAATTTTCTCCACGCCTTCATCGAAGGATATCGGATTATAACTTGGCATATACTTTCGAAGTTTGCTTATGTCTGGTCTTCTATTCGCCACTGAACCTTGGACGCTCGGCAACTCTTCAAATACTGCATCTGGGTAACCAAGATGTTTCGCAATAATCTTTACAGCATCGCCAATTCTGACTTCAGCATCATTACCAATATTGATGACTTCTTTCGAAACAGTTTGCGCAACATGAATGCTGGCAGAAATTGCATCTGAAACGTAGCAAAACGATCTCGTCTCATTTGCTCCGATTACACTAAATGTTCCATTCTGGATCTTATTGATTTGATCGCCGAGAAAGTGACCCTGTTTACTATTCTTTCCATACACATTAAAGTATCGAAGGATCAACCATGGTAAGTTACTATTTGTCAAAAAGTTTTCGCTTGTGATCTTAGCGAGTCGATAACTCCATCGAGGATTATGGATGTTCTTAATTAAGACATCTGCATTCTCTGGAACAGGTGAGGCTGGATCATCAGCAACAATTTCGCTGCTGGATGCATAGACGAGATTCTTTAATTTCTCGCACTGACTCGCAAAATTAAACACATTGATATCACAAATAAAATTATTTGTTAAAACTTTATTTGGATACTTATAGAAGTTTGATGTTCCGTTGATTGCGCCATAATGATAGATGTAATCAAAATCAGTTGGCAATGTCTCAAATGTTCTGGGATCATTTAGATCCTGACTC